TTGTGGTTCGTTAGGATACATTTGAGGAATGTTTGATTTCAATGATGTCGTGCTGAATGCATTAAATTCAAGTCCTGCTTGTCTTAATTTCTTTTCAGCCCAAGGTAATGCTGCTTCTCCACCCCATAATAAATAACTGATATAACCACACGCATTGTAGTCTTTACGTGAAATAGCTAAATCGTAATTGTCTTTTTGACGAATCAAAAACGAACGCATACGTTGAATAGTATCTAATGATAACTTTTCTCCGTTAACTAATTGTTGTGCTCTTACTTTCCCTACTTGGGTAGCACATTTCATATTGTTTTCTTTATTTAATTCAATTCCTCTTTTAGCATTGTCAACTGCTGCTTGAGGATAGTCATTGAATGTAGTTTCTGCCATATTGACTTTATTGAATGCAATAAAATCAGTTTCTATAGCAGGTGACTCAACTAATGCTACAGCATCTACACCTGAGAAGTTGGTATCATCTATTTTTAATTCTACGATTTTCATATTAAAATTGTCTTCTTTGATTTATTCTAGCTTCGGCTTCTTGTGCATCTGTTACATCACCGGCTAATACATATGTTTTTACAACACGTTCCCCTCTTGTACCACCACCAATTGTTGTAGTACCCTGTGGCAATAAAGGAGTAAATGTTCCTGGAACTGTTGTAGGAATTGAGGGTAAAGTACTTGCTGTTCCTCCTCCACCTCCTCCACCTCCAGTATTGCCTGAACCTTTATCACCATCAAATTGTTGAGAATTGATTACTGCTAATCTTGCTAAACCTGAAGCTACAGCTACACCAGCAGCAATTGTTGCTCTAATAGGTGATGTTGGATCAAGAGGTATTATTTGTGAAGAATATGCTTTAGCAGCTGATAAATAAGTTTCTATAATTGTTGTTACAGATGCTAATGCTTTTTCTCTATTAAATGCTTTTTTAGCAGCATCTTTATTGTCTTTATCAAATATTTGATTTAATGATTTTAAGTCATTAATTAAGGATAAAGCAGAATTAAGAACTAAATCTACAAGTTGTTGTCTGTAGGCTTTTTGTTTATCTAAATCAGTAGCAGCAAATTCATCATTTTGTTTTGTTAAGGCATCGTTTTTAGCTTTATTTAAAGCAGTAATATCTATACCATTTTTAGTTGCTTCTGCAATTAAGTCATCATAAAACTGAATTAGTTTTTGTTTTTCTAAAGCACGACGTTGATCTTCAGTAACTGCTTCAGCGTCTGCTATTTGAGTTAGTAAAGTAGCTCTTTTATCAGCATTGTCAATAGCGAGATTAGTTTCAGCTGTATCAAGCTCTTGAGTAGCTATAATTTGTAAATCAGCATACTTTTTTCTAATTAATGCTAATGCCTCTTCATTACCTGCTACAGCAATTTCTTCTTGTATCTGTGCTTCTTTAAGAGCTTCTAATTTATTTTCATATTCAATTTGAATACGTTCGTCTTCTGTTTCAGCTAAAGCTAATCGTTTTGCACGAAGAGTTTCATTGGCACTTAATTCAGCTGAAATTACTTGGTCTAATGCTTCAACACGAGCTGCTTCAACAGCCGCTATTCTTTCTTTTTCAGCTTGAACAGCATCTGCTTTTTCTTTTTCTCGTCTTGCTTTTGCTTCCTCACTCTCTTTTATATTTCTATCTTTTTTTCCTTGCTTAAAGCCGATATCAAGTAACTCTAATTCTTTATTAAGTGCGGCTGTAGCTGTTCTATTAGCCTCAGCTTGTTTTTTAAATTCATCGTTAGCTGCTTGAAGTAATTTTTCATCACCCTTTGCTAATTCTTGTTTTCGTTTTAAATCAGCATTTTGTTTACCTGCTAATGAATCTATAGCAGATAACTGGTCTGCAATGGACTGTTTTTTAATTGCTAATAAGTCTTCTTCTGATTTACCTTCAAGTTTAGCGTTAGCGATTGCTATATCCGCTTTATCTTTAATAGTATTGATAGCATTTTTAGTTGCCTGTTCAGCATTGGATATTGAACGAGCTGCTTTTTCATTTGCCTCTGCTGCTTTAGTACCAAATAAATCAAAGGCATCTGCTAATTCAGTCACAGCAAATATTAAAGCACCAATTCCTAATCCAGCTAATGCTACACGTGTAACGTTAATAGCACCTGTAGCTGTTGTAAATGCTGTTTTTAAAGATGAACCTATTAATTTGTTAGCTGATACTAATGAATTAGATACATCTCTTAATCCTGAAACTACTCCAATAACACCTAATAATTTCTTTTCGGCTTCTTCAATTGCTTCACTTGAGGCACCAAAGGCAATAAACGCAGAACTAACTGCACCTACCGCACCTGTTAAACCATTGAAAGTATCAACTAATGCTGTTGCACGTTGTTCTTTATCTAAACCTTCAAATTGTAGTTCTACATCCTTTAATTGTGAACGTACTCCTTTAATTTTATTTCCTAATTCAGTAAATCCAGGATCACCAATTTTAAGTGTTTTAAATTGAGTTTCTAAGGACTGTAGATCCTGTTCTAATTCGTTTACTGATTTGCTATTAACCGCGACGTCTATGCTAAATGTAGCCATTGTTTATAAATATTTTTTTTGTTAATACATTGAATTTACTGTTGCAATAATTGAAGGAACAGCTGGATAAACTCCTGGTACAGCATTTGCTGCATTTAAATAAACTTGAGTTGAATCTGCTGTCCAAGCTACTTCCCAATAATCACCAGCAGAACCTGTTAAGAAGAAATTCCAAGCGGCAACAGCTTTATCACTTGAACCTCCTCCCATTGTAACTTGAGTATTTGATTGTGATACATCACTACCATTTTTTCTTAACCAAATCCAAGCATCGTGTTTAGTACCTGTTGTTTTATCTAATTGAGCACTAAATGCTAAATTGTAAGCTCCTGGTTGAGATACTGTAAATCTTGAAGACGATACTAATGTAATGCCTCTACTAAAATCAACATTATTGAATTCAAATACTGATGCTGTTAATGATCCATCTAATGTTTGATCTGTAGTATCATATACTGAAATAAACGATGCAGTTTGTGCAAATTGACCTCCAATATTGACATTAAATGTAGAACTATTACCTTTCGTAAATGTTAAATTAGGACTACTATATGATGCTGTAATTAAGAAAGAACCTGTTTCAGCAGGTGTAATTCCAAATGGATAACAATCTCCGTTAATACATAAACTTCCAGTAATATCAACCGAACCTGTTAAAGTAGCACCGTTCTTAAAGTCGGCAGTACCTTGGTTTCTTAAATTACCCGTATAAACACTACCTGTAGGATCATTAAATGTAATGTCATTAATTGGATTTATTAATACGTTGTTAAACGATCCTGAAATTATTCTTGAACCCGAAGGTTGAATTAATACTACGTTAGTAGAATCACTTACAGTTGTATCATTAGCAATTAATGTAATACCCGCAGTATATCCAAAAGAGCTCGTGTCATTCGCGACATAAGCGTTAATAATATTATTATCACCGATAACCATACTGTTTGCAGTATAGTCTGTAATACTATTGCCCGAACCTACGTTAATAACGTTAGTTAAAGTTTCATTGTATTTATTAGGTCCTAATGAAATAATATTTGGGTTAACAACTTGATATTCTTCATTATCCCAAGTTACTCCAGCATAATAGTCTTTACCATCAATACCTACAACTTGTTCTATAATTTCTTGATCACTAATTACAGCACCTGTTTCAAAATCAGCATAAGTAATAGAACCATCGTCGTTGTATGTATCAATAATAGCATCAACAAAAGCATTTGGTTCATTTGTTCTTGGGGTTACAATTCTTCGTCTACCGTTGTATGGTATTTTACGAGGAGCTGATTTTAATAATTCAACTTCTACTGAATCGGTATTGACTAAGTTAGCACCATTAATTTTATTTATGCGATAATAATGACCATCTATAAAGATTTTATCATTTAACTGTATGTTTTGTATTTCAGATGGTTTTAATACAACATTACACGTTAATAAACGAGCATCTATGTCATATATTTCGTTAACATAAAATGACCAATAATTATCAAAGGCACCTGGAATGTATTTATAACCTGGAGTACCTGGTGCTGCAAATTTATATTGTCTATAAGTAGAACTGTCAAAATGTAAAGCACTTTTAGGCTCAGGATTAAGCACACTATCTCTATATGTTGGTAATGCTGTGTTATATACGTTAAGTGTTCTTACAGTTACACCGTCTAATATATAATAAAATCCAGTAGTAACACCATTATTTCCTTTAGCTTCGTTTTGTGGTACTATTTGAGGAAATGGTTGTTTATGTAATAATCTTGACTTAAAATTATAAGGTACTAATGCTTTAGTTGTTTCTTCTTTACACAACCAAGGTACTTCTACTACAGATGAATTATTAATAAAACGAGTAGGAGTAGCTGCAAATTTTTCACCTATTCTCTTGTCGCCTGATGCTAAATCTAACGGTGTTGTAAATTTATACTCACCATATATTTTGTTATATTTTGTGTAATAATTTGTATTTAATACGTCATTATCAAGAGCGTCACTAAAGTACAAGTTACGTGATTGACCAATTAATGGAGATGTTACTTTATATTTAATATCTCTATCAATAATTTCAGTCCAATCAACTACTGTACCTTGATCTATCCAATCGTTAAACGGTTCAATACGCAATAAATTTCTTTCATTACGTACTGGTTCAATTACAAAATTGAATTTTTCAGTTAATCCTTTTATAAAATCAAGTATTTTTAAGTCTGGAGGAAAAACTGCACCTACGTTTACTGTTCCGTTGTATGATGTGGGAGCACCTACTACTTTAAGTGTAGAATTATTTTGTCCTGATGCTATTCTAAATGTTTCACCTATTTTTCTACCTACAAATCTACCAAAAATTGTAACAGTATCACCTTTATTTAAATTTAATTTTGTAGGAGGTATAGCTACAACACCAGATGTAGCCGTACCAAAAGTACTGTTACTTGTAACTGCTACATTGCTATTTACTCTAATTTGAAATTGAAAACTTCTATTGTTATTAACAAAAGGAGCACCAGAAGAAGTAACACCAAAAGTTAATGAAGTACTAAATGTATAACTTCCTGATTCACTACAAGTATAAGTACTGGTAGCAGGATTATAATACCCTCCAGGATCTACTATTTCTGTACCATAATTAATTTGATTAAAAGTAAGAGTAGGAGCAGCAGTAAAAGTTTGAAATGTTGTAGGTGTAGCTATTACACTTTGTGAAACCATGTTTACAAATGATACTCCTTCTTTTTCGTCAGGAGTACTTAACATGTAAACTGATTTAAAATAATCTGTATTTACAAACGATGAAGTGTATTTATAGTTAAAAGCCGCAAATATTTCATCTAATATTGTTTTAACTTGAATAGCAGGTTTAAACTGGCTTACTTTTAAAGGAGTACCAGCATTATCCATTGAACCTGTAGTAGCAAACACACCAGCAGGACTAAATCCAATTGTTGGTGATGTTGGATCATTTACTTGTGAACCATAGTTAGCTAAAGGATAAAAAATACTGCCTGAATATAATTTATTTTCCCAAGATGATGTTACATTAGCAAAATTATAAGCATGATTATACTTAGACCAGTTACTTGCTAAAGATGCTATTGTACGATTTTCTACTAATGTTTTAAAATCTACAGTTTCGTTTGTTACAACACAATTGTAAATTACATTATTATACTGATCACTTACTATATCTTGAATATATAACTTACCTGTAAATACAGCTGCACCATCTACTAATACTTGACAAGGAGCTGTTTTACCAAAGGCAACAGCTGGTGTAGTACCTAAGTCAAATAAACTATTGAAAAACTGGTTGTTTTCATCTATACCAGGCAGTGAAAATGTTTGAGATGATATTCCAAATATTTTACCAATTTCTTGAGCTTCAATAGCACTAATATCTAATCTTAAACTAACATTATCTATAATAGTTAAATCAAATTTTTGATTTTTATCATTAAATGCTCTAAGTACTACTTCAAATTCTTTACTCATTATCTACTTCTTTTACTATTTGCAAGGGCGTAAGTTACTGTATATTGGAAATTCTTTTGTGTACGTGGGTTAGTTTTAGAAGCAAACGTATTGTCTAAAATAATAATAGGCAACATTAAACTTCCTTCCTGTATGTAAACGTTAGGTGAATAAAACATAGATTGAATCCAATCAGCTTCTTCTTGTGTTAAAAAATCACTATTTACTGTAAATATTTCTTCAATGTTTATGTCATAATAATTTTGTCCTCTACGTCTTATATTATAAGGAGCTGTTGCACCTGCACTATATGGAACAAAATTACCTCTATAAATACCTCTTTCTAAAGTAGTTTGTTTATTATTTTGTAAGGTAAAATTAAACCAATCCCAAACGCCATAATCATTAACCCAAGCAAATCTTACACCGTCATACCCACAATTTGGTTCTTGTTTATTAATTATAAATTTATCCCAACTTGCATTTGTATTAACAGTATTTGCTGATTGTTGTGGTCTTAATGTTATTTCATAATAATCCCAAGGTTGACTAGTAAAATCATAATTGCCTAATGCTGTTAAATTTGCAGGTCCAATGCCCATATTTAACAATAAAGAACCAGATGTTTGTGAACCTACACTATTTGAAGCCGTTTGAACTGTAGCAACTGTACTCCATAATTGAGCTGAAGAAGTTCTAGGTCCTCCAAAATACACATTATTACCAACATTATTTATGTTAAATTCTGAACCAGTAAATATTAAACTACCAGTATAATAAACATTATAGTCAACAGCATAAATGTCTTGTGCTGTAGTAGTACCTCCAGTAATATTACCATTTATAGATGCTATAGTTAAGTAGTCTCCAATTCTTGCTGATTGTGTTCTAGGTGCCTCTGTTAAAGCTACATTTCTAACAAATGAAGCAGTTGACGGAGTTGTTTGAGGACTATAATAAGAACTAGTATTCCAATTCCAATCACCTGAATTAGGGTCTAATACACCATTTAAAAAATAATAATAATTTATAGATCCTGTTTGTGCTGGACTACCACTTACATTATTTACTATACCGTTATAAACAATTACAGATGATGATACTGATGTTCCGTATTCTTCACCAAATGCTATTTTAAAGAACTTAGCAGTATTTGTGTTTTTATAAAACATACTATCAACACCCATGTCAAAATGATCTGTATCATAAGATAAGTATTGTGGTACTAATCTACCTAAGTTAAATATTCCATATCCAGATGGATTTGGTTGTTGTTTAACTGTAGTTAATGTTGTATTTGCCCCATCTCTTAAAACAGAAATGTATTGATATTGTGCTGAGCCAGATAAACTTGATGAAACGTCAAATAACATATCTGACGATGCTAAATTTAATCTGTTTGAAAATTGTGATATGGTTATACTCATTTTTTAGTTAAAATTTGTTTAGTTATGGTATCTATTGCTTTACCAAATATACCTGTTAAATCTTTACTTAATACTGTTTCAATTGCAGGTTCAATAAATGGAAATGCTTCTCTTCTTACTTGACCACGTTTGCCTATAGAACGTTGAATAACATAAGGTAATTGTTTTGCTGTTATGCCTCTTTTAGGTGTGATTGCGTTTTTGGCAATCCAAAACTGAATAGCTTTAATTGGAGGTACTCTACCTGGTCCACGTTCTGCTCCATTATTAACCCATTTACCATAATCAAGCATAGTAATTTTTAAATTATCACCTTCAACTGTTGCTTTAATTGAATTAGCTAGTTGACCAGTATTATCATTATTATTACGTTGTAAATTAGCCTTCATCTGATCTACGATCTGATTACCTATTTGCTGTATTGCTTGATTTAAAGGAGTTGCCATATTATAACTTTGGGAAATTACAGAAGTCTAATACGCCATAACTATTAAATGTTATGTTTGCTTGCCATCCAGCTACTCTGTCATTAAACGCTTCGTACAACGGACTAATACTATTTAATGTAATAAATTCATCACGTTGTACAGCGCCTAAATTAAAATAAGCAATAATGTCGTATAAGTATATTTCTGTTTGTGATTGTAATTTCAATACGTCAACATCAGTTAATTGTGGAATATCCATCATATAGAACTCGAAGTTTAAACTACGAGCACCTGAAACACCATTAACATTTAATACCATACCTGTTGATTGTAATGGTCTTAAAAATGCAAATGGATATTTTACGTTTTGAAATAAGCTGTCTAATCTGTCAATACTTCCCTCACCAAATTGTTTTATTGCTTGGTGAGCCGCACATGCTGCTTCAATTTGATCAACTACAGATTTATATGTTGGAAAGTCAGCCATATTATTTTTTCTTTAATATTTCGTTAAGTTCATGTTCATTTATCATAAATGCAGCACATACTCTATCTACTGGTTTAGTTTCTGCAGCTGCAATTACTTGTTTTTCAAATTCATCAAGTTCTACTTTAATAGTTTTAACTGTATATGATTTCAAAATTTCTTCTTTTTCTAAATCTTCCATATTATTTAATTTGTTGTTGTTGTTGTTTTTCTAAATTTATTTCAGTTATCATTGATAAATAATCAAATGCAAATACTACATTTAAATCAGTTATACATTTATCTCCAGTGAATTGTAAGATGGGGCTTTTAGCAAGTTCATTGATGATATATAGCCAGCCGTAGTGAGCACTAATGCTCTTTGAATCTTGTTTTTTTTCTTCTTCACTTCGTTCATCATTGATTCCCACTGTTGGGAATAAGACGTTATATTTTTTGATAATGAGAGATTGCTGCCTAAAAAAAAACCCAAAGCACCTAATGCTATCGAAGCTGGAAAATTATCGTATTGTGGAGATCGTTCTTTTCTTATCTGATTACTGTATTTTTCTATATCATAATAATCAAATGCATTTTCCATTTGACCTTGCATTACTTTAACAGTTTGTTTAGTAATCCATTTACTTGAATTTAATTTATTTTTAGTAATTGGACGATACAATAAAGCAAGTATATCATTTAAATTACGATCTACATCTTTAATTAAGTTGTCTAAATCAACATATTCATCTAAATTCATTTTATGCATTGGTCTAAAACCATATTGTTTACCTTCCCATTCAACAACAGGATAAAATTCAGGTTCAACATTACTTATAAGTTCATTTAATTTCGCATATAGTTGTATAATAAATGGAATAGGCCATTGTTTAATGGTTTCCATTGATTCACCAGTTAATGATGTTATAACATGAAGTCTTTGTTCCATGTCGTCTAATGACTTAAGAATATTAAATTGTTTGTAATGTTTTACTGTAAAATAATCTGGTATAGTTGTTTGGATTTGCATCATTAATAAATATATAATATAAAAAAATATTCTCTTAAAGACAAAAAAACCCCTAAACGGGGTTTAAATGAAAGAAGCGGAGGGGTATTTATAAAAAGAATGGCACAGTATAGATTTGAAGTAACCCCTCCATTTTGCTTCTTGAGTACACATCTAATCAGTAAATGTCCTAAATCTGATTATTGCTTACATACATATGGTAATAAGGTAAGTTTAACCAGCCAATTCTTCTCTCATTTTTTTCAATTGTTCTTTAATTCCTTGCCATAAGAGAAACTTAGTGTATAGTCCGTTTTCTTCTAGGAACTCAATTGCTAGTTGTCCTTCTTCACCTTCGCTGTAGGCAATTTGCTGTAAATTTTCTTCAACCTGAACTACTTCAGTAGTCTTATTAGTTGGATTTCTTTCTTCTTCTGTTTTAAATACTAAAGGCATATATATTAATTTTTTATTAGTCCTATTTGATATCCATTAAATAACATTTGATAGTCGTTTTCATACAACGTACAAAATTGTCTTATTCCCATTTCAGGTGAATTGTTTAAACTCATATCAGCTGGGTCTTTCCAACCCCAATCATCAAAAATAATTAGTCCACCACTAACCAACATTTTGTTTGCCCAGTAACTGTCTACAAATGTATCGTCTGCTTTATGTGACGCATCAACATAAATAAAATCATACTTGTTTCCTAACGAGTACAATTGAGGTAAAATATGTTGTGAGTATCCCTTGTAAATGTGAAAGTCAATTCTATCTTCAAAAAATGAAATGTTGTGTTTAAAATTGTTTTCAATGAAATTTTCGTCTTGTTTAAGCATTTTTACAGCATCAGTCATTCCTGCTTCAATTTCACTTCCACCAAATGTATCTACTACATCATAGATAGCTTCAGTTAAAATGTTTTCACATAACCATGTTGTTGCTTTACCTTCAAAACAACCAATTTCTAAAACCCTATACACACAAGTATTGTATGCTTCAAATGCTTTAGTCCAGTTTTCTTTCTGGTCATCAAACCAGTGTTCTGTAAATTTATATTCGTTCATATTGATTTTTGTTTGGGTTTCCTATATATAACTTTGATTTGGTAAATGCTTGTTCATTACGAGCTAAATTAGCCATCATAACTGAATCAACAATATCGTCATGTAGTCCTTGTGGGTGAGTAAATGAAACATTACCATTAGCAGCTATTTTATAAGTATAACTACTGAATTCATTGAAACACTCAGGCATTAATTGTTTACTAGGTAATTCAATTTTACTTTCTTGTATGTCGTATATTAATTTACGAACACCTTTAGCTTTACTGTCTTGAGTAGTAGTAAATGCTTGAACTTTCTTTATGTGGGGTCTAATGAGCTCGAACATGGCCAATCCGATCCCATTTGTTTCAAGAAATCCTCCACAGACATTCCACTTACGGCATTCATGAATGATATCCTTTCCAAGTTCTTCAAAAGTTCGTCCATTAGCTCTAATAATTTTTTCGACTCGTCCGGATTCGCTCTGAATAGTGCAAACTGTAAAATCATTAATGATACCTGTATCGA